AGCTGTGGAATTAAATCCCTCAGACCCACGACTTAAAATTAACTTGCACTTTTATCAAGGAGAGTAATGAGAGCCTATACCCCAGGTGGTAGATTTGATTCAGATTTTGAATTAGATTCTATTGGTGACGGCATTACTGCCGACTTAACAAACCCAGCTGGAACTACAGCACAGTGGTGGGTGTTTAACTCTGCAGCAAGTACCAAAGACCCAATCTATGATGTTGAACCTCTAGGTGGCGGTCGTGTTTGGGTTGGGCCGCATTTACTATCAGTCTCTAGAGCCTCTATTACTCAAGGCACTGGAGCGCAAAATGAGCGTGGTTTCTACAACGCCGATACTTTGCACATGACTTTAAACATTGATGACCTACGAAGTGCCAGTCCAGACCTATTTAATCAAAGAGGTAACATTAAAAACGCAGTTGATTTGACTACTAAATATAGAATTGTATGGAAGGGTCAAGTCTATAGACCTATTAAAGCTCAGCAAGTTGGTGTTGTGTCAGAGCGCCATACGCTAGTTCTTATGGACCTAATTCAAGTTATGCCAGACGAGCTGGTTAATGATAGTCAATTCTTGGCGTACGCCCAAGCATAAGGAGGAAACATGGCAAAACGTATTGGACAATCAGCAGGTAAGAACCCTGAAAAGTCAGTGAGCATCGCTTTGACTGGTAGCAAGTACAAGTCAGGTGGAGCCATGGCTCGAAAGAAAAAAGGCGGAATTGTTCGTAAACCAAAGGCTACTATCAGATACAAACGAGGCGCAAAATGAAAAAGAAAGAAAAGCCTGTCACCCTTAAAGTTGGCGGAACTGGCCATAAAGTCTCTAAGAAAAAAGACCAAGTCATTGTTGACCACTTAGGTCAAAAAACAGGCAAGTACGATAAGATTAACCTAACTAAAGTTGGTGGGTCAAAGACTGTCAAACAAGGTGTTAAGGCAGTTAAAGATTGGCACAGTAAGCCAAGCAACTCCCACAAGAAGGGTAAATAATGGCAAGCGGCTCTAACCCATGTTGGGACGGCTACGTTCAAGTAGGATTCAAGAACAAAGATGGTAAAAAAGTGCCGAACTGTGTTCCTGAAGGTAAGGGTAAATCCAAAGTAACTAAACCTAAGAAAGGCAAAAAATAATGTGCGCTATGTGCGGATGCGGTAAGAAAAAAGGTCAACCAGGCTTTGGTAAAGGCCCTAAGAAAAAAGCTGCTAAGAAAGCTGCTCCAAAAGGTATGTCTCCAAAGCAAAAGAAACTTGATGCAGACAAAGACGGCAAATTAGAAGGTTCTGATTTTGCTGCTCTACGAAAGAAGAAGAAGTAGTGTGCGCTACCTGTGGCTGTGGTAAGCCAAAAGACAAGCACGGCATGAAAACTGTAAAAGCAGCAAATAAAAAGTTTGCTAAGAAGGCAGCTCCTGCAAAGGGCAAGAAGTCTTCTATGGTAAGAAAGAAAGGCATGTAATGCCAGAGTGCAAATGTGGCAACTGTGGTTGCGGAAAGAAGGACCCTAATGGCTAAACCATTTGAAAAGGGAAAGTACACAGAAGACAAAGATAAAAAGAAAGACGCCAAGATGCTCAAAAAGGCTGGTTTTGATAAAGACGAAAAGGCCAAGTTTGAGAAGGCTGATAAGGCTCACGGCAAGAAGAAGAAGCCAAAGACCATGGCTGAAGATAAGAAGATTGACGCAAAGATTATTAAGAAAGTAAAGAAGTCCGATAAGGACGACAAAAAGAAGTAGAAGCTTGGGCCCCCAAAAGGAGGCCTTTTGCTTTATTATTGAACTGATTCCATGCGGGAATCAAAGCTGTACCCCTTGCGTTCGACCCTGATACTCCATTGGAGATTGCCATGTCTTATTTGTATAGAGACGAGTATAAAAAAGTCTCTGAACCAACTGAAGCAGATTTTGCTCGTGGTTTTGAAGACGCAACCAATGACAGTAAGAGTATTCAACCATTTTTGGTAGGGTTAGCCATAGGAGTGTTATTACGTAAAAAGGTACGGCGTAAATGAACACTAAAGAACTTCTTCCCTCCATTGTTAAAGCCTCTAAGACTTTAGATAAGCCCCTAACCCAAGCTCTGCGTAAAGACGCAATTTCTGCTGGGTGGCCTGTTGCCTTGACTAAAAGACTTCGTGTAGTAATGACCGACTCGTCTATGGATATTGAGTACCCTGAAGATATTGCTACAAGAATTGAAGACCTAGAGTATGGCGATGGCGATGCTCCTCCTATGCCAGTTTTTAGAAAATTTGCAAAAGCTCACAAACTTAAACTAGAAGACGCTTTAGTAGATGTAACTACTGAGTACTTGTTTGATTCGGAGATACTTCCATGAGTTTTATACTTTCTGAAGACCAAGCCTTAAAGACCCTTCTGCAGGGGATAGTTGTAACCGATGAAAAAAACAACTCTCGCTCAGTTCAAGCGTGGTTTGCTAACCCTGATGTAGAGCTAAGAAACCAGTCCTACCCATATGTAACTATTGAGTTAATTGGTGTAGAGTGGGCGTCCTACAGACAGCATTCTGGTTTTATGGTTGATAACGATAGGCAGGGAACTGTTGCCCCAGCTAATGGAGAAGTCTTTGACTATGAAGTTCCCGCAGCTTGGGATTTAATGTATCAAATAACAAGTTACGCACGTCATCCACGCCATGACAGAGCTATCATCGCTCACCTACTTAATAATGATTTTGTTGCTAACAGAGGATTTTTACCTGTGCCAAACGACTTAGGAACACAGACTTCCTACAGGCACATCACCCTACAGAATTTCGCTAAACGAGACACAACTGAAGACGGACGTAGGTTATTCCGAAACGTGTTCACTGTTCTAGTAACAAGCGAAAGTACCCCAACTAGCGGAGATTCCGTTGCTTGGGTAGAGGAAGTACTGATAAACGAAAACCCATCGAGCATCCCATCTGGTCTAACAGAAGTTTAATATACGTAACCCAATGAAAATAAACTAAGGAGAACAACTAATGTCTTATCTAAGACCTGGTGTGTATATTGAGGAAACCCTCAATCCAATACCACCATTAGCGGGACCAGACTCAACTTCGGTTGCTGCATTTATTGGTGCTGCAGACCGGGGTCCTCTAGACCCAACTTTGGTTACTTCGTGGACTCAGTACACTAGCCTGTACGGTTCATGGGGTACTTTAAACACATTAACAACTGCTGTCTACCTATTTTTTGCAAATGGTGGAAATCAAGCATACGTTAAAAGAGTAACAGCTGGTGCTGCCGCTGCAGCAACACGAGTATTTGATGACCGCTCTGCAACAACAGACCCAACGTTAAACGTATTTGCTAAAAACCCTGGTACTTGGGGTAATAGCATATATATAACAATTACTGATTCGTCTTTAGCAAATCATTTTGATTTAGTAGTTTATAACGGTGGAACAACTTCAGCTTTTATTGTTGAACGTTACACAGACTTAAACATGACAGTAGGAAATGCGCGTTATGCACCTACTGCAATTAATGCCGTTTCAAACGTCATTACAACTACTGATGCAAACTCTGCTGCTACTGGCGCCACACGAAATCCAGGAAATGTTGCTCTACAGCCTTTGGCTGCGGGAGCTACTGGTAGCGCCGTAACAGAATCTGATATTGCAAACGCAATGTCTAGCTTTGATACTGTAACCTCTGCTCTAGTGCTTAACGCACCTGGTGTTGTTGGAACATCTCCTATGAACACAATACTTTCTTATGCTGAATCAAGAGATGACGTATTTGTTGTTATTGATGCCATGAATGACACAGTAGCAAATCAAATGACACGTGCCGCAACTTATACAAGCACCTCTTTGGGGGCTGTGTATTACCCTAACTTAACCATTCCAAGCAACACTTCTTCAAGCCCAGACGCAGTTGAAACAGCTTTCTGTGGTGGAGCAATTGTTGGACAGTTCATCTCAACAGATGTTTCTCGTGGAGTGTTTAAAGCCCCAGCTGGTGTAAACAACAGAATTGCTGGAGCAGTAGCCGTTCAGAAATTAACTAATGCTAATTTAGACACAATGAACAGCGCTTCTGCACCTGTAAACGCTATTCGTTTTATCCCAGGTTCTGGAATCGTAGTAATGGGTTCCCGCACACTAAAGGCAGGATATGCAGACCGTTATGTTCCAGTTCGCCGTTCTTTGATTTATCTACGCAAAGCGCTTACTGACCTAACAAACTTTGCAGTATTCGAGCCTAACGATGCAGTATTATGGCGTCGTATTAAAGCTTCTTTGGAAGGATTCCTTACTGACTATTGGTCACAAGGTGGACTCCGTGGAGCTACCCCTGCAGATGCATTTTTTGTTAAGTGTGATTCCTCAACGAATCCCCTTATCAAAATTGATAATGGAGAAGTAAATATGGAAATTGGAGTAGCCCTTCAACGCCCAGCTGAATTCGTTATTATCAAAATCGGTCAATATGATGGCGGCACAACCGTCACCGTGGCGTAAAGGAGAATAAAACATGGCCACTAGCAATATCTCGCGCTTCTCTAAAATCGCAACAGACCCACTTCGCAGTTTTAGATTTTATGCGCAATTTACGCCTACAGAAACAGGGGCGTATGCAACAAAAAACTTCACTACATTTAGTGGGGGATTTACAAACATATCTGGGTTATCTATTAACACAGGTAGCATCGGATACCGTGAAGGTGGTTACAACACTACGTTGCACCAAGTTCCTGGTATGACAACATTTTCACCAATAACCTTCCAAAGAGGCGCATTGTTTGGAAATGACCAAGGCATTAACTGGATGCGTGGCTTGTTTGCCGCAGCAGCTGGAGACGGCATTGGCGTAGCGGCGGGCACAAGCTCATTCCGTTGTGATGTTAACATTTGGGTTATGGACCATCCAGTTGCGGATAATGGAGATAACGCATTTAAGATGCGCTTTAAAGTTCACAACGCTTGGATTTCAAGCCTAAGTTACTCAGATTTAAACGCAACAGATAACCAAATCTTGTTTGAAACAATGCAATTAGTACACGAAGGTCTTTCAGTATCCTTTACAGGAGCAACTGGAGATGTTCGTGCTGGAGACGCAAAAGGTTAAACAAACTAACTAAGGAGAACAAATCGTGGCAGAACAATTAATAACAGACCAGTCATTACTCGACAAACTGACAGAGAGTATTGAAGAGCCTAAAGTTGCAGTAAAAACTGTAGCGCCTTCAAATTCAGAGGTGGCTCTTCCCGGAGGATTTATCACTCGGGAAGGGTCCCTAGTCAAATACGCAGAAGTGCGTGAGTTGACTGGAGTAGATGAAGAAGCTATATCTAAAGCAGGGTCTATTGGAAGAGCATTGAACGTAATGCTACAAAGAGGACTTGTCAGTTTAGGTATGGATAAGACCAACAAAGAGGACTTAGACAGCCTGCTATCAGGTGACCGAGATGCAATCCTTGTTGGAATTAGATGCGTAACGTTTGGGTCGAGTGTTGATTACAACATTACCTGCCCATTCTGTAAGACCGCTCTAGACGTAACCGTAGACATAAAAGACGGCATACCAACTCGGGTATTAACAAACCCGTTGGAAGATAGGACATTTACCTATCAGTCAAAACTAGGAGAAGTTGTTGTTAATTTGCCAAATGGGTCAGTTCAAAGAAAGCTCATGGAAAACACAGACAAAACTGTGGCGGAGTTAAACACAATGCTTCTTGCTGGATGTGTTTCTACTATTAACGAAGCGCCTTCTTTAGGAGCCTCATCTGTATTAAAATTAGGAATGGCTGACAGAAGTAAATTAATTGAAGAGATTCTAGCTCGTAATCCAGGACCCCGCCTCGGGGAGGTGAGTACGGCCTGTGAGGCATGTGGTGAGGATATTCCGATGCCACTGAGCCTGGCCGATTTATTTCGCCTATAGAGACGCGGATTACGAAAACTTATTAGACCAGTACGAATTTTTAACACGTTCATTTCCAGGATGGACGTTAGCAGACATTCGTTCTCTATCCGTTAGAGAACGACTTAATTGGATTTCACGAGCTAAACGTAAGTAGGAGGTGACTAGCAAATGAGTGTTCTTGGTGGAATGAACCTTGGCGGTAGCGGCCAAGCTAAAAAAATTCAGCTAGTCACTGACTTGCGTGAAGAGTACAACAAATTAAACCAAGTTCTACAAAAGACTAAAGAACTGTCTGCAGATATTGCAGCAAATATGAAAGCAGGAAAAGGCAGCGGAGCTTTTGCCGTTGCTGGTGGTAGTGGGCCTGGAGTTCCACAGATGCCTGGGGCTGGAACATTAAACGGATTTGTACAGCCACCTAATCCAAATCAACAGGCTGCTTCTGAAGCTGCTGGTGGAATGAGCTTTGGTAAATTTGTTAAGGGCGCTGTAATGGCTCTTGCTGGAGCTGGAGCAGTTGCTGCACAAGCACTTCCTACAAATCAACAAGCAGTAGAACGAAGTGTTACAGAAGCTCGTTTAAATTTTATGGGTGGCAGCGGTCGTAGAGACGTACAACGAATGATGAACCAAGGTCTTGGTATCTCTCCAGAAGATGGTAACCGCGCTGCAATGATGGGTTTAAGCGCTGGAATGATAGGAGCTAACGCTCAAGGCGCTGCTGCTCAATTTTCAAACCTTGCACCTGGAGTAGGTTTACAAGGTGGTATGAATGCAGCTATAGGATTAAATCAAGCTGCTAGTGTAAACAGACTTCGTATGGTGGGCATAAACGTACGCGGTGCAGATGGAAAAATGAGAGAGCCAAATGATATTGCAAACGACCTTTGGAAACAACTTACAGCTGCTGCAGGCGGTAAGAAAATTACTAAAGATGCAATTGCTTTTTCTTTGCAACCAGGCCACGCTTTAGGTTCTTACATAGACCAATATTTTAGCTCAACCCCAGAACTTAGAATGGCAATTATAAATGCTCTTATGCAAAAAGCTGGTGGTGCTGAGTTAGACAAAGAGTCATTAAGACGTTCTGGGCTAATTACAGACTATATGGCTTCTGAAGGAGGAAGAGCCTCAGAAGGTAACGCTATGGGCGCAGCGGTAGTAGATGAACAAATTAAAGGTATTACGGAAGCAAATACTTTGTTAATAAAAGCTTCTCAAACATTTAGAGACCATGTAGATAAATTTGGTAATGTTATTACTCAAATATCTAAAGCTGAAACTCTTTTGGGTGGAGGAAACAACGCTGTTGGCAGTGCTGTAGGTGCAGTTGGAGGATTACTTGGGGCTGGTTTTGCAGCAAAAATGTTTAAAGGTCTTTTTG